CAGCCGTTGTTGGTGTTGTTGGGGTCTCCATACCTAAAGTCTCACGAACGGCTGTTGTAGCCGCTTGTACGGGCTTGGCGATGGCTTTTCCCGTTGCAGTGGCCGCTTGCTGTGCGGCTGCGGTCCCACGTTGAACTGTAGACTGAACCATTGGGGCTGCGCTGCGCACAGACTGCATAATTGCACCAGGCGCTCCGATTATGGGAAGAACCGGAGGTAGCACGTTGCTAAGTAATTCTCCAACCGCCTGCACCTGCTCTTGACCTGCCTGCGTTCTTGGTTGGTATGTAAGCGCTTGAGACCCGCGAATTGCGGATTGCTCAACTGCTTTGGCCGCCTGTGGGGTGCCAAACTGTCCTGACAATATTTGCTCGGCAAGACCTTTAACTGTGCCACCAATCATTCCAGGAATGCCGCCTACAATGCCCGTTCCTAATGTTAGTGCAGTTTCTCCAGCACCAATAATTTGGGCACCAATGCCGGGTTCTTGTGCTGATTGTGCTATCTGCTGTTGCGTGACCGCTGTAGTTTCGTTTGACTTAGCAAGTTGATAGGATTTTGCTATTTTGTCATATTCAGGAGTACCGCGTTTTTCGGGATTCTTTCCTAGCCATGCCGCGTAGTCGTCGGATGTTGCCATTGGCGTTGGCGTCGGAGGTCGTTGTGCATACGCTGCTTGCGCAGCTTGAATCAGTTGCGCGTCGGTTGCGTTGTTCGGCCCTTTTATCTTAATAACGCTTCCGTCAGGAGCGTCAATTTCGTATGTTTGCATTTTATTCTGACCTTATCTTACGACGGAAAAGCCTTGGGGCATACTTGGTCCCGGTGTCGGTCTTCTAACTTGAAAACCCGTAGCAGCGTTTGGAGTAGGACTTGGGACTGTTTGTACAGACTGGCCTGGTTGCTGAGGCAATGTCGTTGGGATTTGTGAAGCACGATACGCGCGTTGGTCTTCTGCAATTTGTTCTGGTGAACGATACTTTTTCGCTACATCGCCCACAACTCGCTGGGCAAAGTCGTTAAATGTCTCACCCGGTTTGACGGCGTAATCTCCAGCAATGAACGTATTTTGAGAACGTGTTAGTAATCCTTTGTTCTGCGACAACCAATCCGTTTTTGCATTATTAATTGCTGAGTCAATGTCTTGAAGTTTTGCTGAACCTCGCAAGAATGATGCGAGCGTTGCAGAATTTGCACTTTCAGGTGGGATTCCTTTCAATGCTAATTCAATATCTTTATCAGTTGCAACACCAGGGGGCAACGCCTTAATTGCCACCGAGTTTCTCACTCTGGTGTATTCATTGCGGATTTGCGTCCAAGCATCTTGATTCCCCAATTGAGTTGCAAACCATTCTGATGTGGTTGTTAATCTACCTTTGCCTCCCTGTGCGGTTTCAATACGTTTTGCGAGATCGTTATATTGTGTTGCTGCTTGCTTTGAAGTTGCTGCAAGTGTTGATGATTCGTTTATAAGTTTTTGTGCTCCTTCTGGCAATTTAGTCAAAAGATCTTGAATACTAGCAAGGTTTTTAGCAACCGTGGATTGTGTTACTTGTCTATCAAGATTTAATCTTGCGGAACGGTCTGTAATCTGGCTGTCCAGATTTTTAATATCCCAATTAATCTTATTAAGCCCTGCAATTGCTGTAGGTTCTGCATACTTGGCCTCGATAGCGGCTTTTGCAGCATCAGCACTTGCTCGCGCAGCATCAGCAGCCGCTTTTTCTGGCGCATTTTTAGCGGTGGCCTGAGCTGTGATGGCTTTTGCAATGGCTTCATCTGCATCTGCTATGGCCTTTTTCAATGCCAATGGCTGTAATTCCTCAGCACGAATTGTTGCCAATGCTTTGTCTGCGTTTGTGAGATATTCTGTGCCACCAGGTAGTTTTGCCATGTACAAACCAATGGTTGTTTGTGCAATCTCTGGTTTCAGCTTTATTAATTCTAAAGCGTTTTCTGCTGCCTTGGCTTCGTTTTCACGACCACTATTGCGTAGTGCGGTAGCTTTTTCTGTGAGCAGTCTTTCTGCAATATCTAGGCTGCCTGCTTTGATGGCGCTATAAACTTGGCCACCCATCAGCAAATCATTTTGCTGTTGCTCCTTGGTTTTTCTTTCAAAACCTTTTGTTACGATTTCTGCTTGATCTTTCGGTAAAAATGCCGCTACTCTTGCATAATCTGTCGCGGATGCGTTTGGGTTGTTGTACAGATTCGCAAGTTCTGTTTGAAGTAGTTGTTTTTTCTGAGCTTCTTCTTGCGCAAGACGCTGGTTAGTAATGACTGCACCCATCTCAAATGCTTGTTTAAAAGCCTGCGCAGGGTCAGGGATATTAACGCCGTAGTCAAAGGGCTGGGCCATATTAAAAGTCTTCAAAGGTAGTTATAGGGGCTGGGAACAATCCGCCCCCACCAGGGCCATATACGTTTTCTGCGCCGTATATTCCGCTTAATGTTCTGCCTTGTGCAAATGGATTTCCACCAAAGTTACCGCCCTGACTCGCGTAGGTTCCGAGTCCAGAGGCAAATGCTGACGGGATAGCACCAAATGCCCTGCCTTGCGCCAACTGACCACCGGCAACTGCCTGAGCTTCCCGGCCCAGCAGTGTAGCCACATTTGTGCCGAGCGCCTGAGCCTGCGATGCTTGACCAGTCGCAGATGCCTGCCCACCTCGGTACAACGCTTCAGAGGCACCTATTCCAGCGCCTGCAAAGCCACCGAGTCTGCCATATTGCTGATCGATAGCCCTTTGCAACATTTGCGGTCTGAATTGCGCTAAAGCCGCTTGAATGTTGCCGCCGCGCAAACCACCGGTAGCCGAGGCATTTTGAAGCAGCGCCTTTTCGCCAGCTTGAATTTGTGCTTGATATCCAGCACCACCTTCAATGGCAGCAATTGCTTTTTGCTGCGCCTCCGGACCTAGCAAACCAGCAAGCGCCTGCTGCTGCTGGAATGCCTGCTGGCCTGCTTGCTGAAAAGGCTGGAACTGACTAATCGCACCAGTTCCTGCCTGAACGTATGGCGCGAGCAGTTTCTGAACTGCATCAAACTGGCTACGTTGTTCTGCGATACCAGCCTGCGAAGCGCCAGCCTGGGTTTGCGCAGCGGACTCCGCAGCATCGGCTTGCATAACGCTGCCGATAAGTGAAGACCCGGCAGCAACAATCATACCTGTGATCGGATCAGGCATTGCCAAACTCCTTCATGTAATCTTCAAATTTCTCACCATACAAAGCCATCACATGATGACCATGCGTTGCGGCGTATTCAGCCCCATGTAGCAGGGATACCGCCATCAAAATTAGGTCGTAATACCCAGCACGCCAGACAAATGATTTAGCATCCGCCTGTTTATTGCGCTCTGCTGTGTCCGAGGCTTGCCACTTCAGAATCATTGTGGCCAGCAAAGGGGTTAAATGGTGGCTGTTGGCAATAAAAAATGCGTTCTGGTGCATACCCACCAGAGTATTCCAGATGGTCGCATTAAGGTCTTTTCGCTCTACGGGGTCGCTATCCGCAACGTCATCAAAGACTTGGAGTGCGTCATACACCATAATCAGCCATTCAACGGCTGGTTTGGGTAGCATAAAAACCTTTGTCAGGTTTTCTCGCAATTCATCAGTCATGCACAACTCCTAAAAGAGAGGGCCGCTGGCTGCCAGATGAACTCAGCGGGGTGATTTTCGCACATTCCAGCATTTGGTCAATCTTCCATTTCGCGGTCTTCCCACGCCTGACAAACCCGCATGTCGTTACAGATAAAGTTCAGCTTTTCACAATGCCCCCTGAATCCTGCGCCTTTGTCATAAGTCGCCATCGGGATTCGTTCGATCCGGACCTGAGTCATAAAGCTGTTGTCGTAATACTCGCAGTTCGAGCAATGCTTACGCCGAGCGTCTTTCTCATCGCACTGCATCGCCTCGGCCAGCCCTACGTAGAATTCCTTGTTTGCACCTGGCTCATTCGTCGGCATTTCGGGGCCATAGTTCCAATCCTGCACCGCGATGGCGTAGTTCTTTTTGTTTTGCGCCGTGGTCAGAAATTCCTCATCCATTGGCAAGCCATTAAAGCCCCTCGGAATCATCATAAATTCTTTCATGTTCTACCCCTAAGTAATTTCTCGCCCGTTGGCTCGGATGGTTAATGATGTTGCAGCACTGGCAATCGTTGAGATAAACCCGCTCGGGTCGAGCGCTTGCCCCACCAGCTCCGGGAATGTGTAGGTCTCATCCGGCGCGATGCTTCGCGCGTCCACGATCAGGTTTGATGCGGCTGCGCTGCCTGCTGCAGTCACCAGGTTGACGCTGATCGTGACGTTGCCTGCCGCGGTGTTGGTGGCGGTGAACTTGTCAATGATAGTCTTGCAGTTAGTAGCGGTGTACTGCGTGGTCTGGGCATTTTCTGCCTGCTTTGCTGGAATCAGCACTTTAATAGACACGGTCATTGGATACCTCCGATATTATTTGACACAGTAAGAATGATGGACGGTATGCCTGGATGCGGCGCAGCCGCAGCAGTAGCAGCAACTTGAACCGACACATCAGTTACTGAAAACATGATTTCCACATAGTCTCCAGACTTCAGATCAAAAAAATAATTGAGTGAAGAAAAGATTTCTGCATTGTTACCCTGCAACCTGATCTGGCTTGCGCTGTCTGTTACATCAACTCCATTTAGCCGAAACCAAACGTAAAACTCTGCAGTTCCACCGCTGGTTTTATCAAGCTGAATTGAAATCTGGTAATTGTAGATTCCTTCGGTGTCCACCATCACCCTTGAGGTAGTTGATAAAAACACCCCTTGGCTTAAATCAGTTGTGTTGAACGTGATCGCCGTGGCCGTGTTTATAACCGTAGCAACTTGAGTGGTGGTGTCGTAGAACGAACCGTACCTGCTGCGCTTAAACTCCCTTTGCGGTGGCGTCATCTGCAAGCCCTCAACAGCCTTGGTCAGATTGTCCACCAGCGTTAGTGCTTGATTGACTTTGTTCTCGGCCAGCGCAATGCTCACAGAGGTTTGCTGTGCCAGCGCAGAAATCTGGTCAAGCGCTAAGGTGGTCTTGCCATCAATAACTGCTGTGCTGACCGCGGACTCTTGAGCCAATGCGTTGATCTGGGCCAGAGCTTCGTTTGCGGTGGCTGCTGCAGTATCTGCCTGGAACTCAAAATCAGTTCCAACAATCACCTGCAAGGTGTCAACCGTAGAAAACAGCAACTCAAACTGCCTGATCTGCTGCTGGTCAGTCAGGAACTGAGCAAGCTGGTCTCGCGTTAAATTAAGCCTGCGGGAAACAGGAGCGGTTGCCATCAATACGCCAATGCTTCGATCTGCGCTTCGAGACGGACATAAGAAACATGCGCGTCACTATCGCCACGGAATCGCTGAATGCGCCAGTTGCGCATATGGCCCTGCTGAAACCATGCAAGCCGCTTTTTAGTATTTCCGATTGTTCCGACTGAAATAAACCGTTCTTGTGAATAGGCTTTGCCATCGAGCGAGTAGCTGGTGCTGATTTGCGGGTTCTTGCCCAGAGCCACGCTTCCGGTAAGGCTGACCAGTTCCATCTCATTGAAGATCA